ATCAAGCAGAAGTTGATGTCCAGTTGGATTAGCAGGACCACTTAATCTTAGAGCAGCAATTGCTCCACCAAGAACGTCAAGACCAATACCAGCAGTTAGTGTTGTGCCAACGTTAATACCAACAGCATCATTCGATACATCAACAAATAGTGTATCCGTGTCTACTGTTAGGTCTCCAGTAATACCAACAGTAGACAGTAGACTTGTTGCTCCACTAACGCTGAGGTTGGAGTTAGTACCTGTGATAGTTAGCGATCCAGTCATGGTATCGCCTGCTTTTAAGACGTTCAGTGAAGAAGCACCAGTTACATTACCAGTGAATGTTCCACCAGCAAAGTCGCCATTGGCATCACGAAGAACAGCAGTATTAGCAATGTTTGCTGATTGGAACTCGATGTTTCCAGAGTTCCAAACAACGTTACCATTTACATTCAAACCATTAGAATTTTGTACAAGAACGTTTAGAGTACCTGAACCATCGGTAGCATTACCGCCAGTAGCAATAATAGCGGCGTTGTAGTTAGATGGTGCTAACTGTGCGCTTCTAAAGTAAACAGCAGGTGATGTTGCCTGACCATCTGCTCTACCAAGTCTTAGGTTAGCGGTACCACCATCACTCTCAAGTTTTGCTACCTCTACAACATTGTCGTCATCGATAGCGAAGTCTTGGAACGGTTCTCTGATAGTAGCAGTACCAATGGTCTCAGCACCAACAAAATTACCAGTGGTTAATCTACCAACAATAATAGTAAAATCATTAAAGTTATCACCCAAATCATCATTGATGATCAAGTTATCAATAGAGATAGTTCCTGTACCTTGTGCCTGAGCATTATAGAGGTTTACATTTGATCCTGGAACAAATGGTGTCGTGTTTAGAATACGACCAGAAATGTAAATTCTATACTTAGGATCGCCATTAAATGACTGTACTGTTAGAAGATCTCTTACCTTGGTAGAACTGATAAACCCTGGTAGTCTATTATCAGATAAAGTACCGAAGTTAATGTTAAGAGCGTTTTGATACCAAGTTCCTTGTTTGTTGTCAAGTTTGTCGGCATCAAGATCAGAACCAGGACCATCATTCAATGATGTCCACATCTTTGCCCAAGAACCAAATGTAGTAACAGCAGTTCCAGAACCACGCAAGTAAATATTATTGTTGTCGGTAAATGCCATTTGACGGACACCACCTTCAGCGGTAAGACCTTCACCTTTGTTTCTAATTGTTAGAACAAGGTGTTGAGATCCACCATCATTAAGTTGGTCAGCACTATTGTTAATGGTATTAGCAACTAGACCCTCAACAAAGTTGTTTGGAGCTGGATTTGAAGTTGGGTTGTTGGTACCAGTTAGTAGTCTAATAGTGTTACCAGAAGTACCAGAAGTACTGATGTTATATGTACCAGCAAGTCTATCTGTTGGTAGAGTACCAGCATTCTGATTACCAGAATTTAGATAGAATGAACCTTGACGTGTGTCGAGAAGGTCAGAGTCAAGACCTGATCCAGGACCAGTCTTGAGTTCAACAGAACCATTGCCAGAAGTACCGAGATTAAACTGATCTTTCTTATATCTAGAAACACCAATTGTTCCATATAGGTCAGAAGAAATTGTGAGATCTGTTACACGTTGAACATCAACAGAAACATTGGCATACTGTCTGTTAACAGTAGAGATTTTTGCTTCTAGTACAATACCAGATCCAGCACCAATTTCTATAGGAGGTGAGGTAATTGTAAAGTCACTATTGTATCCAGATCCACCAGCAGTAACTACGACATCAGTTACACTATTTCCCGAAACAACGATGTTTGCTGATAGTCCTGTACCAGTTCCACCAGTCAAATTAACATCAAAGTATTGACCATCTGTAAATCCGAGACCACCACCAGAAATGATGATGTCATCAACAAAGTTACCTTGAGTAAATGTTGACTCAAATACCATTGGTGAAGAACCACGTTGGAATTCAATAATTGTTCCAGCGTTGATGGTTTGTGTTAGTGGATTATTCAACGAAATAGTTGTCAATCCAGCAGCGGTTATGATACCAGTAATATTGGTATTTGCTTGAATACCAACTACACTGTTGATAATCTCATGACCAATGAGAACATTGGCATTGGTAGTAAAAATTAGTTGACTTGATCCAGAAGATGCAGTACTATAAAGTTTGTCAAAGTATCTTCTCTCTGCTCCCTTGAGTGACTGAACTGCTAGAGCAAAGTTTTGGTCGCCACGTAAGAAGGTGAAAGAGTTAGCAACACCACCAGATGCCAATCTATCAGTTTCAATAACACCTGATGTAATATCAGAGGCAGCAATCTGATTAGATGATAGAGATACCCAGTTGTTGGCATTATTAGCAGAAGTGTTAACAACTCTAGTGATGTTAATTGTTACTGCTGGGATATCACTACTATCGATAGTATCAGTATCCTCAATAAGGATTCTATTAACAACGTCACCATAGAGTCTACTTTCAATTAGAGCAATTGCTTGTGCTTGAGTTCCAGATCCTGGAGGAGCAGAAATAGTAACAGTAGGAGCAGCGGTGTATCCTTTACCACCTAAGAATCCATTGAATACTACGAGGTCAATTGTTACAACTTCACCATTTGCGATAGTTGTGACAGCAGCTGCTTCTACACCACCCTGTTGTACCGTTCCAGAAACGGTAACTGTTGGTGGTTGTGTATATCCAGTACCACCATCGGTAAGGTTAATTCTATAGACAACACCTTGTCTATACTCGGTTGCCTGAAGACGACCGTTTGATATACTTCCAGTAAAAATATCACCGAGAGTAAATTGAACTGTTGGATCAGGTACAAATCCAGCGAATACACTGTCTAGATCATTATTAAGAATGAACGATGTTGTGGTATCCTGTTGGATAGCGATATCGCCAGCAAGTGCTCCTTCAATAGCGAGTCTTTCATTTTGGTCAGCAACAGTATAAACTTCAAATGGTCTTAGTGCTGGAATCTGGTCAATAGAGATTTTACCAGAGTCTGTGAGTTCAACCAGTGCTCTAGGAACAGCATTAGTTGAATATGGTTTGTTGATGTATGGACCGAGGTTGTTAGTGATGTAATCTCTAACTGCTTTCTGGGTAGGTAGAACGGAGTCACTTGTAGTTGCTCCACCAAGAGTATTGTCAGCAGAGAATCCAGTAACAACAACGTCGCCACCTTTTAGTTTTAAGAACTCAACTTCCGAGATTGTAACTGTGCCCGTAAAGGTAATGTTACCAGTTCTGTTTTCAATTCTAGCGAACGTACCAACTTTAAAGTCACCAAGTTCATCAGTACCAGAGACATATACACGTCCATAATTTTCAGATACTTGTTCGTTTGCTTCGACTTTAGTACCACCGTTCTCAGGTAATGCTAGGTAGTTAGTACCAGAACCAGCAAATTCCCAAGTATGTGAGGAAGAGTTAACAATAGATGGTCTGTGTAGTCTAATGGTGTATCCAATTAAGGAACCAGCAGAGATTGGGTTTCCAGTTGCACTATCGGTCAAATTCATGGGTTGACCTTGACCATCATCAATGGTTAGTTCAGCGGCAAATGGAGGACCAGCACCAACTGCCCCAACAGAATCGATGAAGTATTCAATATCTGGGTTTGTATTCTCAACACCATCAATCTTAACGATATAATGCTCTAGTGGTTCTCTACCTAGATTGTCAACATTAAAGATTGTTCTGCCAGTTGGTGTAGCAGATACATTTGTGATAGTAGCAACGTCAAAATCGTATGCTTCTTTTCTAAATCCAATACCACGGAGAGCGTAGATACCAAAGTTAGTAGCAGAGTTAGTGATAGAGCAGTAACCACCAGTCTCAGCAAGGACACCATCAGCACAGAAAATAACGAAGACTGAAACTAACTGAGTATAACCATCTTCAATAACCTTGTATCCTGTACCACCAAACGAAACAATCGTGAATGCCGAGGCAACCATCGATTTACCTTGGTTCGGGAATGTTGCCGAACCATCTAGTTCTAGACCAGGGAAAGGGCAGTTGGGTTGCTTAACTTTAGAACCATCAACCAGAGCACCGCCACCACCTAGGAAAGAGATAACAGATGCGTTCTGGGTGTACGGAGATGCCTCAATAATTGGATTGTCATTGTAAATACCACGAATAGACATCCGTACATTATTCTGATCAGTTACAAAAGAATCAGGATATGTAATAATGGATGCTGTATCGTATAAAGTTCCTGTGTTTATAGCAGTCTCGCCAGGAAGAATTGTACCATCTAGAAGATCTTCAAAAAGACCCATTGAAGTGCTAATAGTAGCAGCAACATTTGCACAGAGTGGTTGTGTCGGGTACAGGAGAATGTTCCAATCTTCAAACTTGGGAATTAGAGATGTTAGAGTTACAGGATCATAAATGATGATAGTAGCACCTGCTTTAGCACTTACAAACGCATGTGCGACTTGTGCTCCAGGTGCGGCAGGAACAGAACATGTAATTGTAATTGGACCACCAACAGTTCCAGATACATTTGTAATAGCGTAACTATCGCCAAAATTAGAATCATATTTTTCTGGTGAAGCATGATTGCCACCACCATTTAATGAACAACTGAAGGTTAATGCTCCTTCAGCAAAAGCAATTCTATCTGAAGTTGTTGGTAGAGTAGTTAACCCATTAATAGTAGTGGTGACTTGTCCAGACGAAGCAGTGTACGTTGCGCCAACTGGAGTTGTTCCAATGGAATTTCCATCAGTCCAATTACGCATTGCCTGAGTTGCATAAACAGTGACTCTCTGGTATGCGTAGATAGTCTCATCTAATTGATTCGCATCAATACCAGTTAGTGCAGTTCCAGTAAAGTAACGCTCACCATTTGTTACGATTCCACTATTACCACCTAACACCAAGTCTCTAATCAGACCATCAAGCATCAAACTGATGTCACGACGGCATTTTCTCTGATGTATATCAGATAGTCCTAGGGATGGATATGTTGTTTCTGTATCAAGTAGTGCCTGGTCAGCAATTAGATCTCTGTTTCTAGCAATCAAGTAAGCGGCGTCTAGGTATGTACCAGAAGCATTGTTGCCAATAACATCTACCCAGAGATATGCTAAAGTATCAATAGCAGATCTTACATCATCACAAGCGAATCCACTGTTGTTTGTTGTACCATCAGCGTTCAACAAAGCAGTGGTTGTGATTACACTATCGTCAAAGTATCTAACAATTGATGAATATTGTGGAGTGTAAATAGGATCACTTGGAGTTCTGTTGCCAGTTCTCCAGTTACACATCGCATAGATTACTAGTTCTTTAGTATACTCAATAGCACGAACATTTTGAATAATTTCATCTTCGATGTACGCAATTTTGCCATTAACAATATACTTCTGAGCAGCTTCAAGAATATTATGGTTAGATCCAAATTCTAAGTCTCTAACTAGAGCATTAAGGAAGTGATTGATATCTTGCTTACACTCATCGTCACTAGTTGGAATATTGAAACTTGGGTATATTTTAGTTCCATTGCTACATGTTACCTGAATACCAGCAAGTTGTACAATATTATCTTCTGCTAATGCTGGAATAACAACAGTTGTTGTAATTGTAGCTACACCAGTAAGTGAGTGGTCATAAACAAAATCTGTAATAGTATAATTTACTCCACCAACTGTTACAGTTCCTGTTGGATTGAGAGAATCATACGTATGTTCAAATCTAGAAGGACCAAGATATATCTTAAAGTCATTTCCTGAGATATCATATACTGAGTAGTACTCTTTCTTAAATTCGTTGTTGATTCTACCAACAACTTCTTCAGCAATAAAATCTCTGTTATTTCTAATTAAATTACAAGCATCCTGATATCTTCTCTCTACTGGAGTTGATAGTGGGAATGTGTTTGGACTGTTTAGTAACGATAGAGTTACGCTTCTAGAATATGTGCTTACCGTAGCAAATTGACCTGGGTCAAAGTTTGAGTCATTAATTGCTGGTGCTTTTTTTGGAATTACAAATCTTCTTGCTCTACCGTCAGCATCTTCCAGAACTTTATAAATTCTCTGTTTGCCGTTAAGGAACGACAAGTCGGGAGTTGTTGTTGGAAGACCAGCGATAGTAATCTCTTCACCTTCCCTAAAATCGTGGATATTGCTTCTGCCAACTAGTTCATTGGTGTAGAATACAATACCACCTAAGTCCTCTGAGGTACCAAACTGATCGCTTTGTAGACCATCTGTAAATGAACCTTGCTGAGAGAAGTCAATTCTCTGAATAGGTAAAGTTGCGGTTAAATCCTCCCCAACGGAAACAACCTCACCTTCTGCTCTAATTGATTTTAGAGAAATTGTATCAAAGGTAAAAAATGTTGCTGAAGCAGCATTGATATTAATTGTTTCTGCTTGTGTTGTGTCCCAACCAGTAGATCCAAAAACAGGAATTACCGTAACATCGTAGAAAGTCGCGCCGTTAGGATCAGCAATAACAGTGAATACTTGAAAATATCCATTTGTAAAACTGGAATCATCGGTGTCATCCAGGTAGATATAATCCCCAGCAGCAATAATACCAGTAGGATCAGTAGTTGTTCTAAAACCATTATTTCCAATAGTCTCAGTAATTGTTAGTCCTAAAGCAGATCCTGTAGTAATTGATGTGATGTATCTAAATTGTTCACCTTCAACAATAGAACCACTAATTGCTCTTACATCTACGTTACCAGAAAGGAATGCGCTCGGACCAATTGTAGTGGTATAATCAATACCAATAACGTCAGCAACAGCACCTTGGTTAACACCAACAACTTGTGTTCCTACTTGTAGTGATGACCCACCACCATTCTGCTGGAATCCTAATCTAAACTGATCAGGACCAAAGATTTGATGACCAATTGGGAACGAAACTCCAAAGTCTCCATTAACTTCGTAATCTAAGACAACTCTCTGTTTGTCGTCAAAGACCATTGCGAAGTCCCATGTAGAGACAGCATCTCCATTAGCATCAACTCTGTCTCTATATGTTACGCCAATAACATAGTTTTTATCACCAAACTTGAAAATGTGCTTACCAGGATTTCCTGGTCTGATGATAACAAGACGAAGGTTATCACCAACAACTGACGCATCAGGAGGTAAAGAGATTGGGTTATCTTCTACATAATCTCCACCCGAAACAATAAGTGTCTCTTTAACACCAGGAGTTGCCCACGCTAATTGCGCTGCTTTCTTAATAGTTCTGACAGGAGCAACAGCGGAACGTCCATCATTTAAGTCAGAACCAATCTGTTCTGAAACATAGATACGACCACCAACGTCATTCGTTGCTAGGTTGAGGACGTATTCTGTAGTAGCAATCTTGTCTGATCTATCTCCAAGCAAAGGAGTAATAGATCTTGGGAATAATCCAGCTTCTCCTGTTTCTCCAAATCCAAGAGCATTGGCATCATCAACACGGAAACCAATGTGTTGGAAGTTAACTTCTCCGTTAAGTTCGATACCAGTGGTGTGGACGGGAGCGATAACAGTTGCCTCTCCACTATTTAATGCCTGGTATACATTACCACCAAAGTATACATACTCGTTCTTTTGGAAAATCTTTGGTTGGGTTGGGTATAAGTTACCCGTACCGTTTATGTATGTTTTAAGGTGTGGACCTCTTAAAGCTAAGTCAGGAGTAACAAAGTTATCAATGTCAAGGTTTAAAACTCTTGCTGTGTCAGAGATGATAGATGTTGAGGTTCTAATAGCACCATTGATATCAAGTTCAAAATCAACGGTGTCAAGAACTGCATTAAGTTCGCAACCAGCACCAAAACCACCAGTAATAGTAACATTTGGTGCTTCTGTATATCCACTACCAGGGTTATTGATAGCGATGTTAACAACTTGACCGTTAAAAATAAACGCAGAAGCAAGTGCTTGGATACCACCAGCAGTAGTTGGTGGATCTACTGTAATAGTAGGGATACTAGTGTATCCAACACCCCCTTCAACGATTTCAATATTGTTGACTCTCTGTCCAGTTCGGTTAATACCTACACGAGGTAGACCAGTGTCACTATCGAGCTGTGTTCGCAGGATTTCCCTTTCTAGGGATCCTGTTCCACCTCTAACAGTAAGTTCATTATCACCGATGAGTTGTGGTTTTGAACCCCTAATAAACTCTTTATCGGAATTGATATTAAAACTCATGGTGCTGACTACCTGCGCCTATTTTCCTAATATATATTTAGCATCAACTCCACTGAACACTAACAACCTGAGTTGAAACACACCATTTAATTAAATTTGTTGTACCTGCTCTTGTTGTTGTATAACTAAAACGATTGGTAGATCCCAATGGTTCAATATTCCAAGTTTGTCCAGATGGAATATCATCTTTAATAACCGTTCTAAAACTTGATAGAACAGTTGTATTACCTGCAGAGTCACTGGATACTACTGTCTCCAGTTTTGCTGAATAAACAGAACCCTGTGGATTCGCAGCAATAATGTGACCTGTGACAAAATTCAATGTGCTGTTGCCAATTGGTATTTGTGTACCAACATCATCTAATTGGAGAATTGTGGTATTAATTCCACGAAGAATATAGTTGGTGGTACTACTGTCAGAAAAGAAAGAGTTTTTAATCTCTAACGTATTCAGATCTTTACCATTTCTAAATTCATCAACAACAACTGTTTTATCAACAGAAAATCCACTTATAGAATCAAATTTTTCCTTTGTGGTTGCCATATTACTTCTTAATTACGTTTGATGAGAATGTGATGTTGACATTGTTTGTTGGTGCGACACCAGACCCCAATTCAATATTTAGTCTGATGTTGTTAGAAGCGGTAACTTCAAAAGTCGCAATGATTAGTTGAGTTCCAGTTCTAACGTTACCATACTCGGTAGCATATACATCTGTGCCATCATCAACAATACCAAACTCGATAAACTCTTTCTCATTTGTAGTTGGATCGTGAGCAACTACAGTTGTCCTTGCTGCTTCTTCGCTAGCATTGTTATAAAGAAGAGTGCTTCCATTGTTGGAAGTTCCCTTAACAAGGGTAATCTTGTCTGTTAGTAATTTGATATCTGCTAGTTCAAACTCTTTTAGATCACTGTCAAATACTTTAACTCCCTGGAAATTACCAGTACCAAAATTTGTATTAAAATATACATCTCCTACATTATCTAATCGTAAAACAGGATCTACAGTTAAACCACTAGAAAGACCAATATCAAAGTATTGCTTATTGGTATGTAAGAATGTTGTCGTTAATGATGTATTATCTAATGTTGTAGTAGCAGCATCAAATGTTACTAGAGATGCGGTAACTTCAAGTTCGTCAGTTGTTACCGATCTGATAGTATCAATAGCAAGGAAGTCAAGTCTTGTAGTTGTTAACTGGAGAGTATTGTTACCATCATTGTAGAAGTATAAAATATTTTCATTAGCACCAGGAGCAGTTTCTGGAATGATAAATGTATTTTGATCAACGTCCTTAACACCACCAAGAGAACCCCAGTTGGTTCCGTCATAACCCTCATATTGGATGGATGATGTGTTGAAACGAACAGAACCTACTACTGCTGCTCCCCTATCTCCATCAGCACCAGATGGTAATACTAAAGAAGTATTAGCATCAATTACTAATTTTTTACCACTATTTGGTTGTAGGATAAGGTCGCTAATGTCAGTTTTAATAGCATTCTCAGTAAGTCTTAAATCACCATTAATCAGTAGTGGAGAAGAACCAGTTGGATCAATTTCAATATCCAGAATTTCTTCAAATCTAAGAGAAGCAACTGCAGGACCCCAGAATGTAAGTTCTGCGGTATTGTTTAGTTGTGCTCCAGTGGTATGTGTTGGTTCACTGCCAGAAGTAGAAGTAGTACCAGCAACAGTTACTTCATAAAGATTGTTCTTGTACTTTAAGTATTCCCCAAGATTTACAGGTGTATTCGCATTCCATTCAATGTATGATGGAGCGTTTGTATTACTAGAAGAAATTTTCTTACAATTTACAAACTCAAGAAACTCATTTGTAATCTTGATCGTATTAATACCATCATTAATAAACCATAGTGTGTTATCGTTAGCACCTACAGTTTCTTCTGCTTTAATGAAAGTATTTCCATCTAGGTCTCTAACACCGCCAAGAGAAGACCATGCTGTGTTTAGAGCATTGTATCCTTCATACTGCTGTGTATCAATATTGAATCTGATTTGACCATTTGCTAGTAAATTTGATGGTGGTCTAGCACTTGTATCTCCAACTGGAATTTGTAGAGCACTGTCAGTAGCAAAGTTGGCAATTCTTCCTGATGCTGGAACAAACTTAAGATCGTTACTTCCTAAACTACGAATCTCGTTTGTCTCGATTTCAATTTGATCGTTGACATTAATATCACTAAAGGTTTTTAATTGACCCTGAGTAGTTAAATTGCCATCAATCAGACTTATAGATAATGTAGATGTGCTTGTATCTGGATTGTATACATCAATATTTGACTGAATAAAGAATGTAGATGCTGTAGTTAATACAATTCCAGCAGTGCTGGTAATGGTAGAAATTTCTAAATCTGTTCCATTGATATCTGGGGCAGTTAATGTGCCAGATACAGAAGCATCAAGAGTAGTAACTAGCTCGGTAGCAGTGAAAGATACAGCAGAAACATTACCTGTATCTACATTAGATACAACAATATCTGTACTTTCTACACTTATAACTTCTGCTTGGAATCCACTACCAAAAGTTTTGGGATTGTTTGGATCAACTGTTAAAGTTGCTGCTGTACCAAAGTTAAATCCAGCATCATCATCTCCAGTATCTCCAGAATCGTAGTAGTATAGAGTTGGCGTTGATGAAATTACTTTAATTTTAAGAATATTATTTTCTCTAGTAACACCATCGGTATACTCAGAACCAGTAAAGGTTAGAATAGATGCTCCACCACTAGTTGGAACTCTGTCAATAGTTAGAGTTGTTAAACTATCGATGCTGACAACTTTTGTTCCTGTTGATAAACTTCCATCACCTTGGGATGATACAGTCATGCCAACAGCAAGGTTATTTGTTGTAGCTACTGTTAGTGTAGTTGAGGTATCTTCTAGAGTACAAGCAATTCCGCTATAGAATGATGGTGCTTTGTCGCCACCTTCAAATGAGGATAATGAAAAATTGTGTGTAGCGTTAGAAGCATCTGTTAGATCAAAATCATATGTGCTGCCAACATAGAGGGTGAGATTGGGAACAAAGACATCATCGATTAAAATTTTGTAGTCTCCACCTTCCGCAGAAGCAGTAGCGATAGTGTATGATGTATTTCCGCTATTTACAACAGAGACATCACCAGCGCCAAAAGTAGTATTAATAGCTTGTGTTAAATTAGCAACAACAATACTTTGAATATTGCTACCCGAGGATTGTACGGCAATAATATCTTGATTATCGAATGTTGTAATACTGGAAATTTCTAATGTTAAGTCGTCACCTGGACTTACACCACCAAGTAAACTACCAGAAACTGTTACGGTTTCTCCTTGGACATAATCAAAACCAGTAGCATTTACAATAGCTGATGGTGATCCATCCCCACCACGAACAACATCTACAGTAAGTCCGCTTCCACTACCTCCAGTAGCAGAGACACCATTATATGTATTATTTGCTTCTGCTAGCACAGCAGCACCAGCTGTCAATGTAACCTGTACTACAGCACCATCTCTTTGTTTGATAGTATCACCAGCAGACATAGCACTGTTAGGAACAGTGCCACTGAATGTCAGTGTTTGTGTGCTATAAAATTTAACTACTTTTGTAATTGATTGAATAAGATCTGATGGACTTACACTTAGCAAGTCAGTTACAGAATATCCATTACCGCCATCAGAAACTTCAACTGTTTTTACTGCTCCTAAAACATCGATTCTATACTCAAATGGAGTAGTGCCAACACCAAACGATGGTGAGAATGACAACGTAGCACTACCAGGAGAGGATGGAGCGGTACTTAGTATAATTGTCAGAGCTACAGCATCGATGCTACTAACAGTAGTGCCTGCGGTCAATGCGCCGTTACCAGCAGTTTGCGAAACCGAGTCGCCAATAGCAATGCCAACAACTGATGTTACATTAATTAAAGTTGTATTCGGAGATGAGAATGTTAAGTTTGCCGCACCAGAGATATCTGCTGGGAATGACATTGTTAAAGTAGTACCACTGTCAATACTTTGAATTACACAACCCTGAGCAACAAATCCAACATCACCAGGACCATTGAATACATTCATTCCAATTTGGAGATTGGAAGTGTCAGCAACAGTGATCTGTGATTGACCAGCAGTTAGTGTAGTAGAAATTCCAGTAACTTCACCTGGCAAAACTGTAGTTAATCCTGTTACACCTACTGGTAGATTTAATAAATCTCCTGTTGTATATCCAGAACCATATGATGTGATATCAAGATTGGAAACTTTTCCTGGGTTTGTAGTTACAGTGAATTCAAATCCACTACCAAATCCACCAAAGAAAGTATTATCAACTCCTATGACATCATTTACAACATAATTTTGTCCCACTGTATCAATAGAAGCAGAAGAAACAGTACTGTTGTATGATATTCCAGTGATGCTATATGTTGCTCCACTACCTCCACCAATTTGTGCGCTGATAAACTCAAGAACATCTCCTGCTGTATATCCTTCACCAGTCTGAGTAAAAATAACGTCTGTTACATTACCATTAGCATCTACAGTAACATTAGCTGTAGCACCTCTACCAGAATTTGATGGAGAACCAGAAACAACGGAAATGGTAGATCCCATTCCAGCGTGGGCAGCACAACCGTATCCAATTTGCTGTACAGATGCTGTGTCATGAATAACTAGGTCAGCAAAAGAACCAGCATTTCCTTCTAATCCATTTCTTACAACAGTAAAATCTTCTGGGGGTAGAGCATCTAGAACTCCAGAACCATGAAAATACAATGGGTGAGTTGATAATAATGGATCTGATACATCAAATCTGTAAGTATTACCAATCTCTAATGTTAATGCTTGCTGTGTATTGCCATCAATAGTGTAAAGTTCATTTGGGGGAGGACTAGCATTATTAGTTGTTCCTACTACATATGTCTGCCTAGGAACGTTATAAACATCAGTCTGAGCATATACACCCTGTGTATATCCACTACCAGCATTTGAAATGTTGCCAGTAATATCTGTAGTACCAGTAACGGTAACATTTAGAGATGCGTTTGTACCACTTCCTCCAGTAACAGGAACCCCTGTCCATGATCCTGGTGGATATCCAGTACCTCCGTTTGTGATAGCACCATCGAGGAGGTCAACATCAAATGCACATACCGCACCTGTACCAGTACCACCAATAAGATCAATGCCAGTAAACTGACCATCGTTATAGTTAGCACCAATATTTGTAGTTGTGCCACTGAAACCTACAACTTCAAATTCTACTTTGGCACCATCACCAGTTCCTCCAAGGAGAGGAATGTCTGAATAAGTTCCTTCGTCATATCCAGAACCACTGCTGGTAATAACAAGACTTTCTGTGGTAATAATATTCTTCTGTAAAAGAAGATTTTTGTAAGATTTTAAATTGATATCAGAGATATCAAATAATTTTTTTGTATTTGCTACAAAACCAATAGTATCTTGTGATGGTTTGTAGATACCAAGCTCTGCGTCAGATGTAAATGCCAGAGATGGATTAAATCTAGTTCCATCACCTAGTTTTAAAAGACCAGTAGATAAGTCACTACCGCCAGCAGTGACATTAAAAATTTGATCTCCAATTTCGTTAATCTTAGTCCTTTGAATTTCAAAGGTGTCGGTTCTTGCGACGTTAATTGCTGGCATTTCTTATTAGCTCTCTGAGTAGGGATTTAATTTCAGAAACTTCATCCTTCAACATATTTATGTCGTCCAACGCGGAATTCAAGTGTTTTATCCTACGTCTAGCTTCAATAGCAGAACTGTCGTGATTTAAGATGGCACCTGAGGTCTCGTCCCTAACGAGACCATCATGTCCTTCAACTTTAATGTAACCCATACGCGGAAATTAGAAAGCGGCGACTGCTCTGATATCCTGAATCTTAGGAACATATGCTGGATCTACTCCCTTCATTACAATTTTGATTGCGAATGAAGAGAACTCAGGAAGATTGGATACACTATACTTCAGATCTTGATATGAAGATTGCTTTTCGGTAATACTAGAAATAGTATTCTCAGCAACAGCAATCTCTAGAGTATCTGGCATACCAGTATCATTAAAGTAGAACCATTCAGCATCTTCGAAGTTTTCTTGACTAGATGCTCTCTTGTACTTGTAGAGAACTTCGATATTCTCAATATTCTTGACATTAGCAAGCAGATGTACATCTACTGATGTTGCTGGATTTGTAATAGTAATCTCTTTAGTTACATACTTAGCAATAGAAGAACTATTCTTAGACGTATCTTCAGCAACAAAATCAACACCACTACTATAGGATACCTTAGCAATTTCCATAAAGAACGCTTCGTCATCAGGTTGATCTGGATATGAAATAATGTCACCTACACGGAAGATGTCAGCAATTTGATCAGTAATTTCGTTCCTTCTAGAATATAGGATATTGTCAATAATTCTGGCAGTATAATTATCATTTATTGGTTGAACATCTGTTCTCAATGTCAGCACTCTAGTTGTTCTATTCCATACGATAGACTTACCAGTAATTTTATTATCATAAGTTTCTAAAATTTTAGATTCAACTGGATTTCTGGCAATAATTGAAATAGATTCTCCAGCAGCAGATTGCGTAGAGCTATTGATAATTGGTGTTACTTGTGATGGACTAGATCCAACATTAACTGTTGGTGCTGATTGATCACTGGCAAATTGAGTTAGTTCTACTTCCTCCCCAATAACAAATCCTTGCTTAGTCTTGACCTTAACCCAAACTTGGTTTCCATCAACCTTAGCAATAGTACCATTAGCGGCAGAAGTATTTCCTTTGACACTCTGATTATTCTGGTATGTGACTCCAGGTGTTGTAGTAGATAGTGTGAATGAGAAGACAGGATAAAACTCAACCAACTGATTTCTTCTGCCGTATCTGTTTTCTTGTCCACCAGAATTTTCAATTCTGTTGGATACTGTCTTGAGTGAAGCACTAGAAAGATCAATCACAGGAGATAAGTGAGTGACTTGAGACGAAAGATCAATTTTATATGTGATAGATCTGTCAAGATCATTTAGAGTTTCATTAATTTCTGAAGCAATTACTTTTTGATTTTCAAAGTAATGTGATTCATTAAGGAATGTCTTTTCAAATTTGGACTGTGAATAAGAAGTATAATTTGTTGTTGAAGAATCAATAGGAATAATATTAGTTGTCTTAACTGATGTTTCTAGTTTTGTGCCAGTAACAGATAGATAATGTACTTGTGGATATAGAACCTCAAACTTTCTGTTGTAGGTAGCATAAACATGTCCACCAGAAACCGAACTTCTAGAAGCATTAGTTACTGTTCTAATTGTGTAAGAATCTACACCAGAATTAGCAACTCGGAATAAGTTTGTATTATATGTTTCGGATGGAATGCCGCCCGCTTCATCAGCACCTCTAAAGAATACATAGGAATTGCCACTGTCTTCAAAACCATTATCTCGATGATTAATTTTAATAATACTATTGTTATTTTTAAACAACTGTGATGTAGCAATAGATGCTGAAGTAGCATCAGTTTCAATTGGATCTTTCTCAAGAAGTTCATAACCAAGACTTACATTTCTGAGTAGTAACTCACAAGGTCTTGAATTATCAAATTCAGCACGGTATAATGTAAACTTAAGATCTTGATCTAGATCCTCAGTCCAAGAGTCTGTGTTTTGAGACTTATAAAGAGATCCAAGAGATGGTTGTGTGGTAATTACAGTACTGGTAGCAAGATCAGTTTCTCCTAGGGAAGAAGACCACAGTTCATAGTCAGTTGAATCGGTCTCGACTACCAAAGCATATTCAGAGTCATTCTCTAGATATACAGGGTAATCGAAAGTAAAGTGTGTAGGTGTTGTAGACTCTGTAAGACCCTCAAAATCGATTGCTACACCCATTCTAACTGCGGGGGTATCAATCTCAATAAATGTATCTACAGTACATCCCCCAGCACCATTACCGACTCCCTTGATAACGACTGATGGTGCTTCGGTATATCCAAAACCAGGAATAGACACTTCCGAATTATAGATCTTGCCATCAGAAACATTAATCTTGGCAGTTGCTACAGATCCACCAGGAAGTTGTGGACTCTCGATGTTAAGAACAGCACTGTCGTAATTAGCACCAGTGTTTGTGATTCTAATTTCCGAAAGTTTACCACTATTCTTAGCGATAGTCAGAGTAAGATCAGTTCCACCAGTAGCATTTGCTGTAGTTAGAGATGGAACTTCAATTAGTTCATTCTGTAGGAAAGATCTTCCATTGTGATTACTTAGAACAAGTGTATAAACCTGTTCATTTGTTAAAGCATAGACTCCAGTAGATGATGGGGTCAAATCAACACCATTCTTATCAATAATTTTAGAAATAGGACCAGAAGCAGCAGAACTCGAACCTACAACAACCTCTCCTTGAGTCACTTCAATATTTCCTGAAGTAAAACACTTAAGGTATGTCTCTGGTGTCAATGACTTCTCGGTACCAGGAATAATGTTCTTGGCGGGTTTGTTAAAGTCCACATTAGTCATGTAAACTCTGACAGGAATTTCTTCACTCTTAGTCTTGAAGTAAAGATCAGCACCAGTTACAAATACTCCACCATCAAAGTTCTCAACTTTGATTACTTGAGCTAAAGGATTAGGTCTTAACGGATCATCAGTATTACTCTCTACAAACTGTACACCTTCATTTGACTTAAAGTAGGATGGTTTTGTGGAAACAATACTAGATGGATTTTCTGGAAGTAAACCAGTAGCATAGTACTTAAGTTCGGCATATGTATCAACACCTGTCTTATCTTCATCAGTTTCACTCGAAGTAAATCTAAACGTTAGTTCTCCAGTTGTAAAACGTAGTTCTTCTGAGGAATCGTCATATTCTACTGTGTCGATATCACCAGTCCAAGTAGCATTCTCTTTGGGAGCAAACCCAGCAGGTAATAAAATTAGACCACTAGCATTTCCGTTTGCATCAGCAACAACCTGACCATTAAATGCTGATAGTGAGTTTCCAGCAATACCAGTAAATCTTAGGTCAGGATTTACCCAGCGATTGACATTTCTACCTTCCAAGAATACAGAAACTTTAGTTAGAGGCTTGAGTCTTCCAATTACAAACTTAATTTCTCTGCTTCTAGCAAAAAACTGTAGTGATGTAGCAACAACACTTTCACCAACCGTCTTAGTTTGAACTCCTTTACCAAGTTCATTATTCTGTGGACTAATATTAGAGGTACTTCCAACAGAAGCAGACTTAACTGAAGACTTAGCAATGGAGGTATTAGTTTCGCCAAGAGAATTAATAGATGTAAATGATGGGGATGTTCCGACCCAGTTTACAATAAATGAATCGTGGAGACTGGAGAAACTCTCTTTAATAGTATTTGTTGAAATAAAGATATCATATAGACTTGTGTTGGTATCTACTACCAATGGTTCTACATCTTGATCGTACCATTGATCAATTTGAGGATCTAAAGATCCTTCACCAACATATTGGAATACAACAAATGGATTTGGATTGATTGTGCTGGAAGCAAAATCGTTGCCTATTAGAGAAAGACTGCTATATGGTAGAGTTACAATATCACCAGATTTTTGATATCCAGCAACTGATCTTTGGTCTTCTCTGGTGTTAACTTCTCTGAGGAGAATAGAATCTTCATTGGACTGTGGTCTCAATACAGACTGTCTGCTATCGATAGCACACTTATAGTCAGCAGAAACTAGGTTTCCAATACCATGAGTCTCAAAATTGTCTACAAAGAAACCAGACTTAAATCTGTCAAGACCAATTTCATCCTTGACCTGCATATTTAATGCCTGTTGCTCAAGGATGCTAAGTGTAGTATAATACTCAAGACGTTCTACACGTTTCTGTAGTTTACCGATGTCTTTCATCGTGTAACGCTTATGCTCAACAGGAGTAATTCTTACATCCTTACTAGATGTTGTATATGCTGGAATATAAGCATAGAATAGAGCAACAGCATCTTCGATAGAATCTGGTTTTGTCGGATCAAGTGAAGAATTACCTTCCTTGACAATAAACTCTCCCCTCTTATTAAGGAAGATACCATCAATGCGATCTAAGTATTGAACCTGACTGAATGAGAAAGTATACTCTAATCCTTCGTCTGGAGCAGGAGTTGCTGCTACAACAGAACCAGTGCCAGTGAAGTTGCTAGTCGTTACTTCTAATGTAGAAGTATCCTGATAACCAGCGACAATGGTGTTAGTATTTACTTTAGGACGGAAGTCAATAACATTTTTGAGTTCTACATTTCCAAGAGCAGATGAATTGAATGTTGGGATTTCTGCTTCTGTTACACCTGCTTCATGAAGATAACTATCAATAGTTGCAAAATCTCCTTGTGAATGCTCGAAGTAATCAAAAGCAATTACAATTTGTCCGACAGTTGAGTCAAATCCTGGTTTTAGAACAATTCTAGAAACATCATAGATTGTATCTCTTTGACCATTATCGAAAGTAAATCTATTTGTTATATCTGTACCAGAAACTAGATTACCTGCGCTATCAATTTCGGGGGGTTGTGTGCTAGTTCCTTCATATACATAACGTAATTTGTATGCGTCGGAGAATGATAGAATTTCTACAACGTCGCTATCATAATCAGTTCCCCTGAAAGGAATTACTTTATCACCAGCAGAATCAACAACAATACGCTTGTTCTCAATAGAAGTTTTGAGTCTTGGTTTTGCATTCTCCACTTCCAAAGTTGCTGTGAGTTTTAACTCAGGAGCAACATAGTTTGCACCAGTAAAGTTACTATTAAAATACGAAGTTGGCAGTTGGAAGGTGATACTACCAGAAGTTAGTCCACTTGCGGTGTCAGTTGCTGAAGTAACTTCTACATTGTCAACGTCAATGTAAACAATATCACCATCTTCAACCAAGTCGGCACTATTCTTATTCAGAACAGTAACAATGTAGTTCTTCTCGTTAAATGTCGTGAATCTTTGTGTGCCAAATGGTAACTGAGCAGCAAATGAGATAATGCCACCACCAGTAGAACCAGCAGTAACAAAATCTCTTCTGAAGTAATACTTAATTTTAGTATCATCAGATCCAGCTGAAATTTTCTGTACTTGCTTACTTCCTGTTGGGAATAAAAGTGTTCCAGAATTTGGATTTTTGATTTGAGGACGAAGTAAAACAACACTGGTGTTGCTTACATCAGCATAAAGAGTTTCGTCAATATAAATTCTTGTTTTAGAAGATCCTTTTTGGATTGTAGCATATTGAACAACTGCTCTAATGACATTATTATCATCATCAGAGAACTGAATTAGATCTCCTTGCTGAACGATGCTACTAGCATCAGCACTGAAACTTGTAGACTCAAGGAACTTAGTTCCTTTAGATCCAAAGAAAGTGAAATCAGTTACATCACTAACACTAGCAAATGACCTGTCATCTACAACAACGTCTGCTGTAAACGAATTAATTCCACCAGAACCATAAGAAGTTCCAAAAGATTTAACGTTTTGTGGTGTGTATGTAGTAACAGTATTTCTGTTAAGTACAGGAATAATTACAGCAGTAGTTGTTGGAGTTGTGCTACCAGAATCAATCGAAATTACTGGAGGTTTAGAGAACTCGATGTCTAAAGAAATTCTGTCTAGAATATCTACTTTATAAATTCCTTGACCATTAAATGCAAGTTCTACTTGTGATGCGTCATATCCAACACCATTGATAACAATGGTAGATGTGGACGGGTATCCTAAACCTCTCTCTTGGACAACAAAGTGGGAAATTGTATTTTCGTTAGCAATCTTAACTAGAGTGCCTGCTTCATCTGTTAAAGTTTCTCCAGGAACAAATTTTCCAGATAGAGTTTTAATAAACAAGTACTTTCCAGTAGAAAAGACGCCATTGGAGATTCCTTCTACAACACCGTAAGCGCCACTAGTCAAACCAGTTATATACTGACCAACGCCATAAGTATTTGATGGAACTACTGTTTCTAGAGTAATTTTAGTAAAGAATTGTGGATCGAAATATGATAAGGCAAACTTAGCATTGTATGCCTCACCACCTTCTGCCAAGGTGCCTTTGGAAATTACAATATCAGAATCGGAATTAAATCCCTCACCTCTTTCCTGTAGATAGAAGTTACTTGGTTTAACAGTTCCAATAATTGGAGTGATGGTGTCACTATAATCAACAATGTTAGCAAAAGTAGTTGATGCTAGATTTTGTTTTTCATCACCAACGGCATCAGCTTGTGTCAAAAAGACTTTTCTGTTCTTACCTTGAGAACTTTCGTCATATTCTTTGAAGATATTTTCTAGGTCACTCTTCAATCCAGCAACAGTAACTTCCAAGAATCTAGATTCTTCTGTAGTTCCTGGGTTCTTAAGTGGTTTGAATACTTTTGAGTATGAAAGAACATCGACATAACCGACAATGTTTGTTCCTGCTCTGGTTTTTACATACCATAACTTACTAAAGGTATTTTCTAAATCACTTGGAACAATACTTGTAATGGGAATATTAACATCAACAATTTCTAATGCTACTGTCTTAATTCCAATATTGGAGTCAAAAAACTTACCTCTTCTGTCAATAGTTTGACGATAGTTTGTATCAGACTCTGTGTTAGACAGTCCTACATAACCATCATTGAATAGAGACGATAAGAAGACAGTTGGATATGCGGTAAGTTGTGATCCCTCTTTGTTTAGTGGAACGCTGCCATATACATTAGTAATAGTATATGTTGGAAGACCTTTTGTTTTGAGAGTTACATTGTCACTAGAGAGACTTTCTCTTGCTTTATTGATTTCAAGATACTTTGTTTCTTTATTAACAATCTCGTATCCTCTGATGTATGCTTTACCAGGACCAATGCTAGTAATCATCTTCCTGCCAGCTTCTGTGGCAGTTAGACCATTGAATAGTCCAAATTCATCAGCAGCATAGAGACCTTTGTTTCCATCTTGCTGAGCATACTCTCTAATATCAACAGAGAAATCTTTTACTACATAATCTCCACTTTCGTCAAATGTTCTTCTAGCAAGAGTCTGCTCTAAAATACTATAATCTGCAGCAGATACTTTTCTTTGTACAACTCCACGACTTACAGTAAGAAGTTGAATAAAATTCTTATCTGTAATTGCGTTTAGAGCAAACTCTTTTAAATCTAAACTAATTCTTAGTCTGTGTGCGCCAGGTGCCGTGTAGTTAGAAGAACCAATAGCGTTGTCATATAGTGATCCGTCTTCTTCTGGTGTTACAATTTCTTCTTTGATTGTAAAACCAATTTTAGCGGATGGTTTGTTGTAATACTCATCAATAACTAAAAGTTGTTCTTGATTTCTTACAAAGTAACCATTGACAAAATAAATACCCTCTTCTACCTTAACAGCAGAAGCAAGACCCATAGCAGGACTATTAAGAGAGGTTGTCAATCCAGTATCTGGATTTGTTACACTAATACTGGTGGGCAGAACACTACCATCAGTACCAACAACCATCAATGGAGTATTGACGCCATTAATAACTTCTAGAGTTTCACCTTGGCGGAAAGTAGATTCTGTGTTAGAATTACCACTATTTTGGTAACTAACATATAAGGTATCTGAAGAATTTTCAGTTGCTAGATTTGCGGATAAAACATTTCCAATGACGCCAGAAGTTAAACCACGTAATTGTAGATCAATTAATTGTGTGATATCATACTTTCTGTATACGATGTCATCTCCTTCAGAAATAGCAACTTCCGAAACTGAAGACAACTTAACGTAGTCTAGTTTTGTATTGAGACCAACTTCGCCAGGGATAACTAATTCCCCCTGCTTAAAAGCGTATTTACCAAAACTTTCAACCTGATTCTGTAGAATCGATTGTAGCTGTGTTAATTCTCTACCTTGAATGGAGTACCCAGGACGGAATAGAATCTTATAAAAATTCTTACTCGCGTCAAAGTCCTCGTAGTAAGGATTTACATTTAGGTTAGTCTTCTGGGGCATCTTGCTTCGCCAAATACTAGTATCTAGTCCTTAGTATTTAGTAGAGATAAAAAAAATCCCCCGATCTCTCGGGGGACTTAATTTATTTAATTTTGATCAGAATTCAATAACAAGTTTGATATCTTCAATTTGGTCGGGAGCACGAGTGATGAGACGACGGTTCTCGATATAGATAACGTCACCAGAGTTATTCTCGATCTCGGCATATGCCTTGCCACCTGAGTTAGCATTACCAGGATCATCAAGAACGAAAGTAGAACCTAGTAGTGGACCAGTGTAATCAACGTCAACTGTACCAGAAGAAGCAGATGAGGCACCTGTTACAGCATTACCAGCGTTGCTTTCGAATGCTCTTACAACACCTTGATCCGTATGAGCGTCATTGGTTTGTAGATACTTAAGAACACCATTAACGGTTGAACCGCTATCGAGTGTCCAAGAAACAACTGAACCATAAGCAGTACCATCTGTTACAGTTTGACTGATTTTCTCATCAGGAATGAAGTCGGCAGTAGCGCCTTCAATCTTGAGTGCTTTTAGACCAGAAAGAGTATCGTCTGTAGCAAATGTAGTTGTACCGTTGTTGTATGGGTCTTTGATAATACCAATACGACGGAAATCGTTATCAACAGGGAAGTCACCGCCACCCTCAGAGTAGGTAAGGCGAATATTTGTCATTACACGCTTACCGTTAAGTTCCGTTTCATGGTCTGAACCATGACCACCTTGAGGAGCAAGAACGATTTCAATAGCACCAGTAGCACCAGAAGCAGTTACTACAGCAGAAGACAAACCAGCATCAGAGAAGAGGTTACCGTTTCCTAAGAGAATGTTAGCATAGGTGTAACCTGATCCACGAGCTTCGATGGATGCTTCTGTAATTGTTCCAGTACCATCTGTCACAAATTTTACAATACCACCTGTACCATCACCCTTAATACCAGTGTAAAGGGTTTGTGAAGCAGGGAGGTTATTACCACCGTCTTCGATTAGAGCAACATCAATAGCACCAGCGACTGCTAAACCTGCGACAGCAACACGGGAAGGATTAGTGGAAAGAACAACAGGCATGAAGTCCGAAGAAAGAAACTTCAGAACATCATCAGTTGGGATGGTGTACATATGCTTCCAAATGTAACCAGCACCAGTGGTTTCAGTATAGAGACCAGTTGCTGCGTCGTAGTTAGCACCTGTAGTTAAAGGTTCTTCCTGAGCAGTAGCACCACCAACGGTGAGATCCTCACCATTGTAGAGGCACTTAAATACTTCGTAATTAGAGTTCATTACGTAAAACTTAGCATCAGAGATGCTGGTAGCACCAGATGCTGCGGATTTTCCGATTTGACCACCGCCACCAGGAGTAGCAGAGTAGTCAGGATTCCACATATCGTAGATTGGGTTGATAGATACATCCCAGTTATAACGACGAATAACAGTTCTTGCGAAAGAATCTGTGATACGCTTAGCAGCAATAATTTCGTCGTAGAGACCAATCTTTTCTCTTTGGTTATCTAGAGGAAGGGGCGGAATGTCTTCTGTACCGTAACGATATACGCCAGTAGTTGCTGAAGCTGAAGTTGTTGTAGAACCGCCATCAGCGGTTTCTAATAGGGAGCTGCCAAGAGGTGGTGCGGAATTAACACCGCTGGCACCAAATACGTCGGTAAGAAGGAGGGCACTATCATAAACTGCGGAAACGGTGGCACGGAAAGTATTATAGTTTCCTACGTATACTTCATTACCAACCGTAAAGTTAGTTGCCGACTTAGAATATACTTCTAAGTATGCCTTCCAGGGTTGTGGTCGTCCAACGAAAAAATACATTCGTGAACGCTCGGCACTAGTTTCGGTAGCACCTTCAGTTAACGATTCAAGGAATTGATTCGCATTAAAAATTCTAAACTTATCAGAGATAATAGCAGCCATTGGTTTTCTGTTCCGACGTAGTGTTTGTGCCTGAGTTATTTATATTTATACGGATATTTATGAAATTGTAAATGGAACCAACTCTTCACCACTATTGATGGCATTAGTTCCGCTATACAGAGTACATCCCGTGAAAGATGTGTCTGTCTTTCCTGTATATTGGATGACAGTTCCGCCAGAAGTAAACAGATACCCAGCAGATGGGAAATATGTTGTATCTAATACTATAATAGGTCCGCCTATAGTACCAGTTGATGATGTGATAGCAACTGGGTTTTGGATTGATGGTGGCATGAGAGTAAACTTAGCACCAGAAAGAGTGTAAGAAGAAGAACTTCTCTCAATAAAGTCTTTCAAGGTTAGTGCTGGATAGTAAGTAGAAAGTTCTTGAATACTTAATCCAGATACACCAGCAACACCATCATCAAAAATTCCTTCAAAGTGTCCGATAGTGTGTCCAGCATTTGTTCTTTCATAACTTCCAATATATTCATTTCCTCTACCAAATACACTGTTATTAACATCAACTATAGTTAAGTCGCGTCTTGTAACTGTATATGGTTCTAGAAGATCGATAAAACCATTGAGTCTTGTACTAATTGGATCATCGATGAATACACTCTCTTGGTATCCATCAACAACACCAGATGGTGGAGTATACAGGAGAACCTCAGTGGCATTCCTCTGAACTACAAATTCACTCTGAACAGTTTGAAGTTCGCTAGTTACTTCAGTTTGATTGTGTGAGGTTGTAAATGATCTTATATTTGCAGCGGATACTTCTAGTTTATATCTTACTTGAGAAGTAACGTTACTAATAGATTCAACATTGATTTGTGGTTGAACCTCAGCAATTAGAACTCTAGAAGCAACAGCAGATTGTTTTACATCAGGTGTTACAAATTCATTATAACGAATAGACTCAGTGCTTCTTCTATCATCTAATCCAACCGTAACAATAGATGCTTCACTGTATACTTCAGTGATGCCTACAGGTGTTAGAGATACTGGATCTGGTACTTGTCTGAGGTATGTTCCAGCAGTCCAGAACTGAGGAGTTGTTCCCTTCTGACCTCTCTCGACCATCAAGAATCTATCAGAGAGTTTACGCATGTAGCGTACCATCTCATTACCGATCATCAAGTAACCATTAGTATTAAACTTACTAGTATCTGGGATGTAGATAATAGTAGAGTTGGCGGGGGTATCAACATCGGTATATGCAGCAACCTCATAGTAATTGATGTTACTGAGAGCAGTATTTTGAATAATATTGTGTACAGTGCTAGTAATCTGTCTACTTGCTGTTACAATAGAATTGCTAATAATATCAGCAACGCGACCAGAAACTTGAGAGACATATTGATTAGTTTCGGTAAACACATCAATAATAACCGCACCTGTTGGTTGAGGTCTATCAGTACGAATTTCTGATACTGATGCTGTGAGATTCTCATTAACTTCTTCAACTAGTTGAATCTCTGCTTCAAGTTCCATGTCCACTCGACGTGGACTATCTGCGACAATAGCAGAAGTTGTAAACGCCAGTGGGGGTGGAAGATTGATGATATCAATACTAGATACCACATTCATTCCAGCTTGTTCAATTATAGGATTGATTCCTAAATTGATCAGTGATATACCAATGTCTCTATTATTTAAAATGTCATATCTTCTAGCAACAGCAACTTTTGGTGCTGTTGTGTAACCAGATCCACCTTCAATAAGTTCAACACTAATTACTTGACCCTTGCTTACAATAACTTCTGCTCTAGCACCACCACCTTCACCATTTACAGGAACGAATTCTAAAACAGGTGGAGTATAATACTGATAAGCAGTCGGTTGTGTAATTGGATTGTAACTTCTCTGGTTCCAAGTTAAAGAAGTAACAGATCCATTTTCAACAGTTGCGATAACACTAAGACCTTCACCTCTAGTGATACCAGCATAAGTCTCAACTGAGACCGAAGCATAAACATCATTTGATACTGGTCTACCATTTCTGCCATCCTTACTAGTTACAGAGGATGGAAGAACTTTAATCTTTCTGAATTTGTCTTCACCTTCAACTCTAATTAGATCACCACTAGAAAGACTTACAAATTGCTTGCTATATGTTCTTCTAAGAACTGTTCCTGACCAGATACCATTGTCATCTGTCAGTACTTTTCTACCAAATTCGTCTACATTGTAGTCAAGATTTGCTCCAGTAAAATCATTACTTGGGAATGTGAAATGTCTATCATATGCTCCAAAAGTAGCAAATATGATATCTAGAGAAGGATCAATGACAGCATTTTGTGATTTTAGAGACCAAGTAATAGTATTACCAACCAAATAGTAATTTGTTACTTCACCAATTACTGATCTAGAACCATCTGCTAGTGTTTGCCAGCAATGAATAGATGATCCAATTTTGTCACCCATCCAATCATATCTACTGTAATTTGAAGCAGTAGACATATTTACTCCACTAAGAGTAAATAATGCTCTGGAAAAATAAGTATCTGGTGCGAAGTCAAAAATGTTTAAGATTTGTCCGACATCTCTACCATAGAGGTAGCGCATATCAACCTTCATTTCTTTTTTGATAGAATCCTTGAAAAAGATATTAGGTCCAGATACTTGATAACTATATCCTTCTCTTTGAAGAACACCATCCAAGAAGACATATAAGTATTCTTTTTCTTCAATAGATTGAACAGTATTGTCTTCTACATCTAAAATCAAAAATGGTCCCGTTTTAGTTCCATCAACCAAATTAAAGTCAATAGTCAGACGCTTATAATTACCAACACCAATACCAACAACTTTCTCAACAGCTGTTGGTTCGCCAATGCTTTTGGCACCAAAATCTTGATCCCATATAGGTGCTACATCAAATACTAGTTTGTTTGGAACTGTAGTTCTATCAATAAAGTATGCCGATTCTCCAGGATACTCTTCAGTATACTTGGGTCTCTGTAGTACAGCATTTAGAGTCAAGAACAAGTCTTCATCTTCTTCGGTGCTAACCTCGCTTCCATCATCCCAATACATTTCAAAGGTTTTATTTTCTCCGTCAACGTAATCAGGCAATGTCTTAGCAACTAGTTGCTCATCAAGAACATCTACAATGTTATCATATAGTGAACTAAGAGATGATACAACATCATCACATTCTCCATAAGGCAGTAAAGGATCACCAATAATATTATAGTTGCTGTAAGGAGTTGAAGGATCCCAATTGCCTGGTTTGCTAGCATTGATAGAAACTGGATCAACAGCACCAGATCCATTTTCTAGAATATCTTGTACAATTTGAATCATGCTATCAATAGCAGATTCTACTTCAACACAGTACGGGAACTGAGTATCTGTAGCAACAGAATTATCCACAACTGGATTAACACTAGTGTAAGTTCCTGATCCAAGATTATTTCTCATGGCAAGAGTCATCTTCTCGCCTAACTTATTCCAAGCGTCGATAGCAGCAGCAGTTTCTTCTACTGATCTATTAATATAAGTTAAATTTTCTCCATCTGGATAACCAGCATTGGTATAATAAAGTCTAGCAAACTCAACTACCTTTTGGTTGCCACCAAGTCTGAGATGATAAACAATAGCATCAATTAAAAAACCAAGATCTCTCTTACATTTCTCTTCATCACCAGCAGGCAAAGCATAGTTAGCATAAGTGTATCCGCTAACTTCTTCTTGTAAGTATAATTTGTTAGCAGCAATTAAATTAGAAGCATCATAGAATGTTCCGTTATTAATACCACTGAAGAAGAATGTAGCATCATCTGATGCTGAGAATGAAATTGGTGCCTGAAGAACATCTCCTGGGTCAACACTAAATGTATTTCCTGGTTGTACAGAACCAGTATTTGTAGGCATAATAAAATCATTTCCGCCAGTTGATCCATCAAGATCAGTAATTCCACTAGCAGCACCACCAGCACCACCAGAGTTTGATAGTGCAGCATTTGATAAAGTGATTTGAATATCACTATCGATAGATGTAACTTTTGTTCCTACTGGATATGCCCTGCCAGAACTTACATGCATACCGATAGCAAGTCTATCAGTACTGGAAACTACCATTCTATTTGAACCTTGGATGTATGAAACTCCAGATTCTACAATGTCCCAATTTCTAACAGCAAGTTTTGCTAGTCTTGTAGCATAATTAAAAATTCCTAAAGACTCTGTTTTTTTCTTTGTGATATAATCATAGTCATCATCTTGATTGAAAATAGATGTGTAATCTACAGTTTTAACGTTTCCACCAAAACGTAGATCATGTTCATAAGCATCAAGAATATATCTGATGTCTCTCTGGTAATCATCAGTCTTTGTACTCCAATCTAATGATGAGTAAAACTCTTTACCATATCCAATAGATTCCCCAACAATAAAATCTTTGTTTAACTCTACTTGGTTTGCCGCATCTATCCATCTTCCATTTCTTTGGAAGATATTTCTCAATTTCTTAAAATACCTTGTATTATACTGCGAATCCTTAAACGAGAAATATCTACCATAAAAAGTAACACCTTTATATGGAGATAGTTCTGTTAAGTTAGCACCTGTTAATTTTTCTCCAGGACCGAGAGGTGGTTGAGAAAATACAATCTTATCAGATGTAGTAGTATATGCTACTCCTGGTTCTTGTAAAACACCATCAAGAGAAACAATTAAATTTTTAACATCTGATGGTGTAAATGCGGTATCATTATCGTTCCTTAATTGGAACATTGTAGTACCTTGTAATCTGCCATTACTATCCAAATAACCATCAAATGAATTCTTTGTCCACCATGGTTTGGCATCAGCTATATTTGGTGGATTCGTGACCGCATCATAATAACCAGGAGTCATGTTGTAAATCCTGAAAGTAAACGCACGAGACTCATTAAAATTAAACTCAGATGTAGCAGCAGAACCAACACCCTTTCTAATTCTTTGATTTTCTACCTTCTGAATAGTTTGCGTAACTGTTCTTCTAGTATTTTCAACTGTAATCTTATTTTTATCTGGATCCCATAACTGAATAACAGAAAAGTGAGATGCCTTAGGCACTTCAACTGGCATTTCTGTTTTGGCAGTCGCTTCAATGTCTACTTGACCAAATAGTTGAAAACCAGCAGGATGTGTGGTAGACTTGATTAGTTCACGCCACTGATCAATTGGTTTCTTTGACTTAACAACATAAGAATAGTCTTGATAGAAATAACTATCGAGAATCTTTTGGTTAGAAACGCCAATTTTTCCTCTGTCTGACTTATAATAACCGATATTATCAAAGAAGGAAGAAATGTTTTCTTTGAAAGTGCTAACGTAGATTGCCTTTACATTTCCAGCTGCTCTGGAAATTAGACCAATTACATCAACGTTGTTTCTTAGAGTTCCTTTGATATCTTCTAGTTTAAGTAGATTGGAACCAAGTCTCCACTCAGATACTCTTGCTCTAGCAACTTCTGTAGATCCAATCGTTTGAACAACAGTTTCACCTTTCTGGAAGTCACCCGCATAATCTTTCAATGCTACAACATACTGTGTAGAGAAAGTAGAAGAAACTGTCTTATCTAAGTGGAAAGCACCACCATTTCTAGTAATGCTAATACTCTGTGGAACACCAATAGTACTACTGTCAACGTATGCCTCTACATCACTTTCAACAATTTCAATCTTGGGGGGATATGTATATCCTCTACCAGGATTAGTAATTTGAACCGAGAAAAGTTTTTGATCTTTTGTGATAATAGAAAACTCTAGATCAACACCATCTCCATCAACAACAATTGCTTTTGGTTTTATATAATTGGATCCCTCATTAGTAATATTGACACCAGTAACAGTATTTGTAACTGTATCAAAAAGAACATCTGCTGCTCCTTTGAAAGAAGCACTTGGATCAACACCACTAATTACTGGAGTCTTTTTATAATTCAGACCTAAGTTAGTAATCTTAAAACTATTGATTTCGCCAACAGCAAAATTTCCAGTAGTTGTATATTTGATTGTTCCTGATCCATCCCATAGCGGTACACTGGTTATATTATAAGTAAATCTAGTAGGAGTTACATAATTTACAGTCTTTACTCCCTGTAAAGGATCAGTAATAATTCTGAGATACTTTCCATCCGAGTTTACAATACCATTTCTGTCAAAATAGTAGAAGTTTGTAAAATCGGTTCCAACTTTTTCATCGTAAGTATTGGAAGCAAGTCTAGAACCGAAACCAAACTTGACATCTACAAATGCTCCAGGATTACCATGGAGAATAGTAGACTCTTGTTTTTCCACAGTAACAATATTGTAATTGCCGCTTGGACTTAAATCAAAGTGAGTTCCTGAAAGAGATGAGTCTGATGTATCAAATTTGTACTTGTAAAACTCTTGTACATCTATAATTGGGTTTTCAGTGTAAGATACGTTATCTGTAGAGAATTCATATTTGTAATCAATAGAACTTGTACGCTCAACCAATACTAATCTCTGAGGTGAACTTGAGTCAAAGAAAGTTGTGCCTACAGCAATATTTGAAGAAGTATCTTTATCAATGCCATAATCAAATACAACTACTGCTTTCTGAGTATCAAGGTCATATGATTTGATGTAACCAGATCCAACTGTGTTTCCTACTTGAAAATTGGCATTGAAATTATATCTTGATTTGTATAAAGAAACTACCTGCTCATCATAATGATCAATAGCAGAAGTATTTTCACTACCAGTGTTAACAGTGAGATTTTTTCCATTTACAGAGACAATCTCCATAATTTCTGATCCTACTGTAATCAAGTCGCCATTAGAAAATCCTGTAGTGCTATCTAAGGTTAGGGTTGTAGATTCGGCAGCAAATCCAATATGATCGACATATAAAGTCAATCTAGCAGTACTAAGAGAAGCAACAGATCTTTCTAGGGATTCATCGTCAATACCAATGTAATCTGCTTTTCTATATCCAGATCCTTTTGCCTGGATAGTAATATTTGATACAATACCAGCGTCAGAAACAGTAATATTGGCAGTTGCTCCAGTACCAGTTCCACCTGTCAATGGTACACTTACGTAAGTACCAGGAGCATAGTCAGCGCCACCATTTAAGATTTGGAACCTGCCAATACCAGTGTCATTAATAGTAGAGGAGAACTCAGGAGATTGTAGTACAATTTCTTGATATAGTCTCTTCTTTACAAAATAATTTTTAGTCTTAAGAGCATCATCTGGGAAGATACTAATATCTACAATGTCGCCAATTCCTAGACCATGATTACTATCAGTTTCAATAAGAGCAACACTTTGATTAACATCAAATGGTTCTAGACCATCACTCAAAGAAGTAAGTGTAACTGGTTTAGTTCCTGAAGTGTTGAAAAAATCATCTGATTGGAGGAAATAATCTGCGGTGTCAAATGCGAACCAATCACCATAATCCCAATCTGCTTGGGGTAAATCTTCAAAGTCATCTTGGATAGGAATGACTTTAATTTCAACAGTATTTTGAGAGGAAGTTCCGTTTAATACTTCGCCTCTAGCAATACGAGGGTTGATGCCATCAGTTAGACTTAACTTTGCTCCTTTGGTATAAGAACTTCTTTGATCTAGTAGAATGAAGAATGTTTTGATGTCAGCAGAGAATGTTCCTGTATTGTCAAATGTACCAATAACATTCTTGAGAACAATTAAGTTATCATTTCTAATGTTACCTACAATAGTTCCAGATGCGTTTGATGAAGGTTGACGTAGTGTGTCATCAGCAAACAAATAAGCATTCTGAATTGTTGTTAACTTGACGACCTTATCTTCAAAACTTTCTAGGTAATTTACAGATTTTCCTTTTACTGACTCAACTAGTGCTTTTGCTTCTGATCCCTCAGATCCTCTATTATTGAAATATACTTTACTGTTAGGGGAGAAGTTGAGAGATGATCTATCAATAGAAACAGAATCAATAGTTCCAGATTTTACTTCTTCAATTTGTGCTACCACACCTTCGCCATTTCTTGGCATACCAGGTTGGAAGAATCTCTTCGATTTTTTGGGAACATCATTCTGGTTGATGTTAGAATTATAGTTGCTATCTACTGGAAGTGAGTAGAAATTTTCTCCTATAATGTATGGATATTGCGGTACTTGATTGCTATCAATAGTAAGGAAATAAGCATACGATCCTTCTGGGTAATCGGGAGTGATACAAAATCTTCCATTGTTTTCGTCTAATGAACCTGTTTTGTGTGTATAAGCATAGTCATTATTAAATGTTCCCAATGGATACTCTGTAGTAGAGGGTCCACCTAGGCGAGATCCATTTTTCACATAACTAGATGTCATCCTCACAATAGAAGAAGATGAGTTTAATGGATCTTCATGACCGAATGGTCCGTAGATTGGGTTTCCATCATAAGCAAAACCAATAATTGGAGAGTGAACTTTATTTGTTGGTTCTGCTCCAAGACTATTGATATTATCATTCAAAGCAACCCTAAGTGCTTTGGGGTTGCCAACATGACCATATCCATATTCAAGAACGATATTATAGTTCTCAAACAAATAACCATTCTCGGTGTCTAATTCAGTTTTTAATTTTTCGAATCTGTTATAGTTCCATTCAGTTAGAAGTGGAATTGCTGTAGCACCGCTGCCTACTGGGATAATATCGACACGAACCGTATTTTGATTGTAGAAACTACCACCAGCATTCTTTGTAAATCCAGTGATTGTACCGTCAGTATCTACAATAGAGGTATAGTCAGCAAATCTTCCTTTTCCATTTCTATCAGTAATTCTAACAAGTGGAGGAGATGAATAATATTCTCCTGCGTTTTCAATGACAAGACTAGTAATCTCATCACCAGTAACCACAGCACGAACTTTAGCATTTCTACCAGAGGTTACTTCTACTACAGGAACTCTTGGGAATACTGTGTCTGTGTCAACAATATATCTTTCAACAACAGAACCAATGAGAATTGCTCTCGCTTTATTGGGAACTCCATCCAACAAAACAAAAGGCGGTTTAGTGTATCCACCACCTCGGATGTTGACCTCAATAGATTCTAATTTACCAAAACGAATACTTTCTGGATCACGATATCCATACAGACGAACACCATTAAGTAAAATGCCAACATCATTTTTGGGTGTACTATATCTTTCTGTAGTTCTAGTTGCTTGTTTTCTAATAATACGAAGCAATTTCTGATCTTGTACAGATTGAGTTACTATAGAACCATCTAGGATTTTATATGAAGGGAAACCAGAAGATGTGATATAATAGTACTGATCATCTTCAAAGATAGCAGAAACATCCGTAGAAATTTCATTTAATTCTGTTTGTACAGCAGGGACAGTTGGAGAATTGACAGGTAGATTGTTGTTAAGAATCCATCTAGTCTCATTTGTTCCTGTTTTTACAATCTTAGGGTTGGATGTTTCAAATCCTGGGTTTGATACTTGAATCTTATCACCAGGATAAGCATATGGATGTAATACATCTGTTTCGAAGTTGTATACAACACCAAGAGTCAGTAGTCTAACCCCAGAACCTTCGATAATAACAGGTTTGTAAATGAAGTCACCTTTACTGTGATTATAGGTGATGTCACCCCTTTGCTTGATAACAAACTGAGTAATATTTTTTTCTTCAAATTTGATTGTTTCTTCGCCAATCAAAATCTCTCCAGTCTTACCCCAACCAATAGTTGAGAATGCGTTTACACGCTTACCAACACCAGAAGTTTGTGGTAAATTTTTCTCTAATCGAGTCTTGGTTGAGATAGCAAACTCACCAGTGACAGTTTCTGGTGATAATACAATGTTCCAGATTTTTTCGTCATCTGCTGTACCATCTGGATACACATTGTCAACCGTAGCAGAGACAAAACCATACTCATTAGTTTCTGATTGAATAATCTTATTTCCAATAAGATTTTTAGGATCACCAGAAACAATTTTTACTTTTAGAGCATATACATTGATCCAATCTGATTTGGATGCTTTATACGTAAAATCTTTGGGGTTATATACCTCTGGTTTAGTTTCTTTGCCAACAAGAGTTGTAAAAATAAACTTAATTGAACTACTAGTTCCTTTCGTCTTATAAAATTTTTGAATATTTTTGATAAGAGTACGCTTATCAATGTCTCCGTTCAAATATTTCTCAGGGAAAGCACCAAGATACTGTGATTCGAAATTCTTGACTAGAGCATACAAGAATAGATTGCTAACGTTGTATACTGTCTCACCGATACCATGAGAAGCAGCATCAGTGCTCTGAAAATCTGATGCACTATAAAGATCACCTAAAGTTGTATTCCCACTAACACCACGGGAGCATTCTTGTAACTCGGTGTCAGTTCTTGTGGCATAAAAAATGATTTCGCTGCCAATGCGAACATAACCATTCTTCTTTGGAAATGAAGAAGCATCTATTAATGTAATAGTTTCATCAGAAATGCTGATGGGTGTGGCAAGACTATTATTCTGCTTGAGAAGATTTTTTTCGTAAAAATCAATATCAGCATACTTTTGTAAGTTGCTAAGAACGTCTAAGGGACCACCTTGGACTTCCTGTGCTTCATAATACTTTTGTACAAACTTAGCAAAAAGTTCGTATTCGGTAGAAATGAATTCAGGAAGCTGTGACTCAATTAGAGTAGAAATTCTTTTAGTCTTAACAGCAGCCATTTACTTACTCTTTGTATGCGGTGAAACTTGAATTCGCTACGTCAACATCAAGGTAAACCTCACGGAGTGCCTTAATATCATTTGAAAGGGGTTTTACTCGAACAGAGATACGGTTATCAAAATATGTACCTTTAATGATAGTCAAAGCATATATTTTCAATTCGCCGTTTACATAGTCAATGTCACCAACTTCTTTGTCGAGGACAACCTTTTCGCCAGTTGCAGTATCTAGTCTATATAGGACAATTTTGCCATCCATATCTTCAAGATACACATCAAAATTGGGATACTCAGTAACTCTAAAACCAGTACTAGCAAGGACTGGACCATCACAATCCTTGTCAAAAGTGTTCTGGTAACATATTTCGTAATAGAATGTAGAATTTAACTGAGGATAGAAATCTTTTCTTAATGTAATCTCAGTAAGATTAGAATTGATAGAACGATCTGCATCATCAATTACACCAACCATTTTACTATGTCTAAACTTACCATTGAACTTTTCAATGTCGGAAGTATCAAGATAAGTTTGTACCGCACCAATTACTTTATCTCTAATTTGTGCTGGTGTCTGATCTGTTGTATTTCTGTTGTAGTAGATCTTACTACTCATCTCAACATAAGTGATAGATGGATCAACAATGACTGGTTCAATAGAAGCAACAGCATACTTCTTAAGTTCTTCTATAATATTGTTTTTAGTAAGTGATGTTAAGTAAGCAGCATCTTTTGGTTTTAGTACAATAAAAACTTTGCCGTAGTCAGGTGGTTCTTGGTCCTCTCCTCCAAAAATGATAATATCGCTGGTTGCTGGATAAACTTGTCTAACAATGGCGGAGTAATCATCGGCAGTAACAGCACGATCTTGTGTACCATATGCCTTTGGCGCAGTATAACGAATCTTCTCTGTGGCTTCAATCTCTTCGCCTCCAGCAGACGCAATTGTCGATACAATAGAAACATCAAAAGAGTTAGGAGAAACGCCTTGTGGGTTCTCCAAAACACCAGAGAATACGAATGTCCTCACACCATTGCTTTCTGGACCAGCAGTAGTTAAGTAAGACACTTCTACTCTCGCACCATTCTCTAGTGCCTTACCTAAAACACCGTCACCAAACAGTAATTCATATCTTGAGTCCTCAATCTCTTCTAGAAAGAAAATCTTTGAATTGCTGTTGATACCAATAATATTATCTGATACTAACCATGCTTCACTAAATGATCCGCCAGTTGGGAATACCTTTACTCTAATAGTATTAGTATCAATGTTTTCGTTGTCAAGTTTGAAACGTTGTGACTTAAGTGCTGTGTTAACAGTATAAGTATTGACTAACTGTGTTCCCTCTCTTACTTCTACATCTTCAAAAGTAGCAACACCATTTGATACTTGCCCCGTCACATCATTTAGTACGATATATTGGTAGATGTTATTATCATATGAGGTAATAAATCCTGTTCCTTTCTTCAGTAGGAGTTCAGTATCCGCAGTTGGATTACTATAAGTTACAGTAAATGATATGTAAGCAGTTGGTGACGTTGCGCTCTTAGGTCTATATCCTAACTGCTTCGCAATTGCCACTACATTGTCTCTCAACGTAGCGGAATCAATGAATAGTTCATTGACTACCATGTTAGCGTTAAACGCCGTATAATACGTATTATAAGCAAGTGTGTCGATCAACGTCGATAACACACTACCGTCAAAATCATAATCGGTAAAATCTGACTGCGCTCTGAGGTAATCCTTCAGAGCAACTTTGATATCTTCAAAGTCTAGGTTGGCAACCTGAGTATAAGGCATTATCGTGTACGCTCTAGGAAGAATTCTACTGCTATTGGTGTGTCGTTTCTACCTACAATTGTAAACGACATCTCAACTTCGTAACCATTATTAAGATAATCTGGAGTGCAGAGAATACTATCGATACTAATTCTTGGTTCGTAACGAGTCAGAACATCTCCAATTTCTGCTTTGATAATACCAGCACTACCATAATCTAATGGTTCAAATAATACATTCCGAATACCACATCCTAATTGGGGTTGAAATGGTCTTTCTCCCTTCACAGTAAGAAGTAAGGCAGTAATCGATTGAACGATAGCTGCCTTATCTTTTACCGTTACTAAATCATCACTTACAGGATGTTTCTTAAAGGTAACACTCAAATCTTTGAATGTCTCAAAGGTTGGCATTTAGGCACAGCAATAGGCTGTTACTATTTATCACTTACCAACAAATCCGTCCGCCCATTCTTGAGAATTAAAAACCTCTTCGTCCTTTGCTTTGTTACGATTACGTTTTGCTGACATGTTTAGGTACTTATCACTATCAGTCTCGGTGATGAGTGTCATACCTTCATTAACAAAGTCTTCACCTTTGTCAACTGATCCGTCTAATCGATTAGGGTGTCCCATTTTGTTTCTCCTTTTGTGTTTGCCAAAAATAATCATCTGTGTCACCTAAGCGTCCCCAGTCAGTTCCTGACTCTACTTGGTATTCTATGGTAGATACTTTGAAGTCAGGGAACTTGGGTTCCTCAGGGGTAATAGAGAGGTCATACAGACGCATCCTGTTATTAGGATACAAAGCGTACTGACCATTGTTCAATGCGATACAATTATGTGATTTGTGCTCCTGTGGCACTTCACTTACATTGTTATCTATTACATCTGGATTTGCGTGGTAGTTATCAAGTGTAAACAAATATTGTCCCTTCATAAGACCATGATCTCTAGTGAAGACCTCACAGTCCATAGATGAGACAAATCCTTTGTTGATTGCCATGACACCATAATCCATACAATTCCAAAATTGTAGATTCTCCAAACTCATGTCTATGACTGGGGTTTCGGGGGATCGTACAAACGCACTAATGGGTAGTTTGTCATACATTGCTCCATATGTGGGTAAGTATGTCTCAAAGTAAAAAGCACGCCCAGGTATAGACTTTGCTGCTACCCAGACGCCTTCGACAAACTCCCCGTGTCCATCTTGATGGTCTCGTAAGTATTCTCTACGAACCCATACTTTCTCAGCAGGAAGATTACAAATTAAATTCATTACAACTCAACCCAACCTGTGATAATCATCTTTTCGTATTTAGTGTCTGGTCTACTACGGTGGGTATGTGTCCACTCGGCAGGCCATATCAGCGTTTTGCCCCTCTCAGCAGGAACATACAAATCCTGATATAGAAACTCTGTACCGCCATCAGGATTATCTGTTAGATAGGTCATCCATACTAAATGGCGTCTTACACTATGTCGTTTTTCAGTTCTTTCAAAATGCCATATCTTGTAACCCCCACCAGGAGGATACCACTGAATATTAAATTTATCAGTAATATTACATGGCATATGCGAACGTTCAAACTTATTGAAGTACACCTTTAGTTGCCGATCTAGATGTAGGAAGTATTGCTCAATCCTATTATCAAACTCACCATAATCAACATTACACGATATATCAACAGATTCTTTAATATTAGAATCTTTTTGCCCACCACTATGGGATCCTTCGTGAGTTTTGTAACTATCGTTGTTATAATAAAAATCTACAATCCCTTCACATACATTAAAGGGAATCGTAGACTCATGGATAAAATTACTTCCCTTGACCACGATATCGCTTTTTCGCACTGTTACGTGACGTAGGGGTGTACTTGGTGTGCTTACCACGTCCTTGACGAGTACGCTTTGGTCTAGATTCAATTGTGTCGCCACCGCTTAGTCCAACTCTGCTCTTTGCCATAACTCAAATTAATTGACTTTTTTATTATACCACAGTCTAACTGAAAAATACAGAGAAACTTGGAAGAAATAATACAGACCCTGTACCAGTGACCGTAGCACCGATCTCGGCGGCAGGCATACCATTGATCAATACCGTGCTAGGAGACGCTACAATCGTCTCTAGGTGCGATGGAAATGGTGGGATGGGTAGAATATGTGGTTCTGATATATCACCGCCTCTGTGGGCGAAACTACCGTTGATCATTACATTAGCTGAATATCCAGTGCCAGGTGCATTAAATGTTAATGGTAGATGGATATCATGAGTTCCATACCATCCTTGACCTGCTAATCCAAAAGGTTTCATCCTGGTGGTCTATAATTTATATCGTCCAATTTATTTATTCCCGCCCTAGCAAGTAGATTATCAAATCTCTGACTTGGTATATCTCCATTATACCTTACAGGCAAATAAAAATACCAAATATTGTTTGATAAAAAACTACCAAGCGTCTCTAGTCCAGCACTCGCCAAATCATCTATCGTTAACTTTGTTTCACCTGGTACAGGATCTGGTATTACAACAGTGACACATGATGTCTTAATTGTTAATACAATTGTATCCATCTTACTTGGAAGGAATGATATTAATCCAGCATTCGGTTTTGGTTTCTCTTGATTCGTCCAGCGTGTTAATAAATTACTAACCTGATGTCCGAATAATCCTGACTCAGTATAATCACTATGTACAAACATACCATAGAGATCAACACCAGAATATTCATCGCGACTCCACGCACGATCCTTCGGATACCCATCCTCATTATCATCTACAAATGCTAATTTACCATCATCAAGTCGTGGTAGCTCGGCGTCACGGCGTATCCATGCTCCATCCTCTCGAATTCGTATCATCTCATAATCATCTGTAGGAAGATGCTCCTGTCCATAACTCTTATGATTTACAATATGAATCTCACTATCATAAAATCCATACTCGGAGACACGACCGCTAATCTGTGATATCCCCACATATCCCGCAACCAATATGGGTGGTAGTACATTTTGCTCTACCACAATCCCAGGGTCTATTGTATTGTTTGGCGCATACACAGTGAGACTTAATCCCGCATCACCCCAATAATTATTCTCTACTTCCATATGCCTAGAAGTCTCTGTGTCGAAATCAGGAGTCTCGCCAGGATCGTCTTCATCGCGAGGCCATACGTCAATTCTCTCAATACTTGTCATTGTACTGAGAATTCTCTCGTCCTCAAACGCTGGTACCATCCAGATCTGCGTGGGTTTGATCTCCTCCCACCCTAACCATGGTGGGGTCTCGGAAATTAATCCTACACTTAAACCCTCAATGATTGCTTGTGAATCCTTTGGATAAAACCTTCCAGCATAAAATGGTACTCCATTCCTGTTCTGAAGCTTCTGTAACTTACTAAAATCCGATAACTCTATCGGTCCTATGCCACCCATCGATGGTGCTAAAAAATTAATCCAGGGTACCGCCATCCTACACTGCCTTCGCAACCTTTAAAAGATCTTCTTTCATACCTTCAATATTATTGTGAAGATAATCTAGAGTGTCTGACAAACTTTCGTACTCACTCGCCTTCGGGCGTCTGTACGCTAATGTCGGTCTCTCTAATAGTTTCACCCTGTTCTCCAGTGTGTCCAACCTCTCCAACAACAGTAGGAGTTTTTCCTCCAAGCTTTTCTGTGGCTGCTCTAACAACTTGTCCATTATTTGTATCTCCTCTATTGAATGCTTCTGCGGCTTTCGATTCGAACGTATCACAGAAATCATCGAATTGACTTAGTATTTGCTCAAAATTCTCAAAACGGTTTTCCATCATTTTTTTGCTGGGAAATTTTTTTGGGTTTAGAGGTTTTCAAAAACCAATTTTCAAATATATTTATCGGTCGTCTGGATACTTTTGTAGGTTAGGAGGGACCCATGGATTTTCGCTTGGCGCAACCGCTAAGGGGCATAGGGGGGCAATATACAGTCCCCCCACCCTGTCCCTAGGCGAGGGCGAACCTGTTGACCCATGCTCCTGCGCTCTGCTTCAGATCAACCAAGAGGCGCAGCATATCACGGCGTCTCACCTGGTGGTTGCTGTAGTGACCCGAATGCCAGAAGATCATGCATTGACGGGTGACAGGGTAGAGGTTGATCTGAAAGGTT